GCTTAAGGATGCGCCGCGTTGTGTCCTTGGTGTGGAGTACTAATTGCATTGAGCTGCGTCCCTGGTGATTGTGAAGCCCAAAGGGCAAAGAAAAAACCATCCATAAGTGGATGGAATTGTTGTTAGAAACTGATTAGTTCAAACAGCTCCACACATGTCACGCAATGTCTGTCCTGTTGAATCTTCTGGTGTGTCATCCTCATCATTTAAGGCGGCTAATTCATCAACAACGTCATCGACGTAATGCTCAGCAATGTCGCGAAAGTCAATAGTTTGAATAGCTGAGTTGAGCATATCGTAGATGAAACCATGACTGTCACCAGGCGCAAAGGATTGTTCAACAAACTCATTAACAAAGTCTTTGATGTAGTCTTCGATTACATTGAGGATGTCATCGTTATCCTCGCAACCATCGAAGATGTCGAGAATGTCAGTAAACTCAAAGTTCTCAAACCACATGTTGCACAGCCAGGTTTCATAATTAGTCCAGCCGTTGTACGTGTTTGGATTAGGCATTGAAATCATGTTGTCCATTGGTGGATGATTGTGAAATAAAAGGAAAGAAATTAGACGGAGAACTTGAGATGCTCGCAGCTACCGTACGTGGCACACTTAGCGTCGCAGTACAGCAGATTCTCATTGACCCAGAAGCCAAGAGATAGATTGGGCTGAAGCAATAGATTCAAGATCGCACGACGTGACACGTTGGTGTAGGCATAAGCCTCGCCGTTCTTGAACTCGACGAGTACCTCACCACCGATCAAGTCGGTAACAATGTGATTGACGGCTGATGACGTGCGAGACACGACAGGGAAGCCGAAAAGGTTGTACATAAGTGGATAGTTGTGAAGTAGGACCGAGTTGGCCATGACGTAACCATAACACCGCTGGCGGTCTTTGGTCGGTTTAGTGGACGCTTTGTTGACTGTCCACTTGTGGAAGCTCTCGAGGGCTTGCTGCTCCTCTCCTTATATTATGCACGCATTACCAATGACTTGACGCTGTACTGTGTCTCTTCGTTGACTGTCCATTGATGGATGATACTAACTGTTCTGTTGTTATGTATTGCTTACGTCCTGCATAAGTTGGTATCACTTAGTATTGAGATGTGCTGATCAATAACATATAGTCATTGATTAGTTAATGTAATATAAGCGTGGTAATTGTAACAGAATAAATAATGTTGGCGCGACAGATTGGTTTAGATTGAGTGAGCGATAGTGGCACGTATTAGTAACGTATTCGTGTTACTTAGCAGTGTTTTGCACGCCACTAGCAGTCTAATGCGGCACTAAACACCCCCCACTGGGGGTAAATTGTGTCCCTGCTCCTACGTATATGGGTTAGCAAAATTATGTCAAAATTTATCGAGGTAATCTAACTCCTGTTGGTACGGTTTCTGACTTAGAAACACGTAAGCATCATTAATATACGGCGGCAACCAGACATGTACAGGACCACAAGACGCCCAATTAACAGGTTGAATACAATTAAATACGACAACAGAAAAGAACCCCTTAACATAAGAGATATAAGTAAGCATCACATAACCATTTTAGTATTATCAGTAGGAGAGACTTCTTCATCCTGTACTTCAGAAGCGAAAGAAGTATCAACACGAGGTTCAAGCTGAGTATCACCGTATTGTTCGTCCATATCTAGGCACCATTGTTTAAGTGCCTTACCGGAATCAGTGAACTTAGCTACACCGAGAGTACGCCAACATTCTTTAGGGTCATTGTGACCCCGTGTAGAGCCTTTATAATGAGATATAAAGAAGTTAGGGCCTTCACGTGCACGATGATAAGTAAAGGAACAGTCTTGTTCATTACCTTCAAACTGTAGTTCTTTCATTAAATAACATATGTAATTAATTAACTAACGCAGCTGTACCCTATAACACGGATCTCAAACAGTAATTACATACATGGTAATAAGATGAGATAGATGTTATTTAGAACAAGTACAAGTTAATGTGTCAGTGTTAGTTGCGGTGTTTTACGGAATATCCATTCAGCGGATATTAGAAAAGAGGAAGGATTGTCTCCCTCCTCTAGTACAAAAGAGATAGTCCACCCTCTATCTCCCCTGTATAAGGGTGGGACCGCTCTTAAACCCAGTTAGGGACTGAGGTTTGGGAATTACGTCTAGCTAGTTGTCTTTGGTCTTTATCGAGACCTAAAACGAGGTGATTAGCGGAGCCTTGAGGGTCATCTATTGAGGCACGGAGCATGTCATTCCAGTCATCACGTTTACGCATATTGACTTGTTCTTGAGCGGAGATAGACATTGCATCTGTGAAGTATTGGATACCTTGAGAGAGGCAATCAAGTCTGTCATCGTGTTTAACAGCACCTTTTTCACGGCACATGCGACTCATTTGATAGAAGAGCATGTAGAGGAGTCTTGATTCTGGGGCTGCGTCTTTGTTGGAGTTGTAGTCCCAATCAATAACAGAGCGATCCACAACAAGGCGGTGCTGGTTAAGAACGGGTTCCATGGTGTCAATGATTCTTTGTTCTTTCCGTACGGTGGCTCGGACTTCTTCGACATCAATACCTTGTTTAGTTTGTAGTAAGTGTTTTTTAAATAGTTCAGCGACGATACCGTCACCGAAGTTAGTTTCGATTACAAGTTTAGTAACGTTAAACTTTTTACAACCTCTTAGAATATCCAAGAGTGTGTTGTCACTGTATCCATCTCTGTAAGCACGCATTTCGTGCAAGTACAAGAAACCGTTCCGTTGGGAAATAAAAGCTGCTGCTGTTTCATCCGTGCCACGGCCCGATGGGTCAACCGAGCAGATTGTTTCTTGGTAAGGAAGCCATTCTCCTTGGAGTTGCATTGGAGAGTAGAAATAATCTCCAGGAAGACCAACTGTTGGGAGATCCTTGATGCAGTTCCTTGGGTCTGAGCACCAGACGATGGAGTCAGGAGCAGTATCGGGATTAACGGAAGTAACGATAAGGTCTGCCATTTTAAGTGGGAACTTTTCAGCGTCACTAAGGGAGGTATCAAGCATGAACTGAAGCATGAAGTTGCTTCTGCCCATTGCTGCTTCACGTTCAATAAGGTCTTCATCATTAAATCTGTCAGGGTCAGTTACATTCCATTTATCAGCACCTTGATCAATATCTTCTTGTAATTGAGGAGCTATGAGCCCTTCGTAATTAGACAGAGAGCGCGGGAAACGTGCTGGCCATACGAATGGTCTATAGTTACGTTCTGCAAGCTTCCTATAGACCGTAAAGACGGTCTGAGGAGTACCTAAGTACATGATGCGGGAGTCATCTTTAGGAGTAAGGATTGATTCAGCTTCAGTACATAACTGAAGTAGTTTTTCACGCATCATTTCAGTCATTGAGTTACCAGGAACTTCAATGTCGTCAAGGATCATTAAGTCAGCGCGAGAGCCGGTTAGTTGGCCAGTAATCCCGACAGACTTGACGGAAGGTGCTTGGTGGGGAGAACAGTTGACATCGAAGCTGATACGAGACCAGCGTGAGTCGTCTGATTTGGGTTGTAAGTGTTTTAACCAAGGTGTTTCTATAATTAGTTTTTGTAAGAAGATAGACATGTTGTCTGCACGCTCTTTAGAAGCGGAGATAATCATGATCTTCTTTTCTGGGTCTTTAAATAATGTCCACAACACGAAGGCACCAGTAATCCACGATTTACCGATTCCTCGGAAAGCTTGAATTTGTAGGCGTTTAGGACCGTGTTGTAGGTAGTCAGCGATAGCGTATTGAGCGCGAGTCGGCGTAGGAAGATCGAGTTGTCCCCACAGAGCTTGTAGGAACAACTTGAAGTCATCTTGTAACGCCTCTAGGACGTTTGTCATTTATTAAAATTATGAAAATTACGTTGTGCCAAACGTGCTGTATGACCAATACTTAGACCTTTTTGTAGAGCCTCAGAGGCACCTACAGTGAATGGTGTAGGTATTAAACCAATTAAGTCTGCAGCTAAATTAGCTGTATCCCAAGAGGCATCTTCAATTGTTGCGGCTGTTGGATTTTTAACAGCAGCCTGAGCACTTTGCCCGAATGTTGCTGCAGCTAAACCAAGACTTAAAGGTCCAGGTGCTAGTGCTCTTAGTATTCGTAATTTAGCAACACCACCTACAACATTGACGGTTGTTTTGTCGCCGTTGGAGTGACCGTTTCCGTTCCCGTTCCCATTACTGTGACCGTTACCGTTGCTATGACCGTTCCCATTTTTTTTAGGTTCTTCTAACGACTCATATTTAAAATTATGATAATCACTACGGCCACCTTTTCGTCCATTTTCTTTTTTCTGCATTAAACCCATATTAGATGGGTGATGAAAGCCTCTATCTTTTGCAGAAATTTTATGATCAACATCTAGGCCACGCCTAGAACCTTCTTCATAGAGGTTGTCAATCATCATATTTTCTATTGAGCTAAGTTTTGGTTTAGACAGTTTCTTGCGACGCCGATTTGTCTTAGCAGTACGCTCTGAAGAATGTCTAAATCTTACACCAAGTGATTTTCTATTATCAAGCTCAATAGTATAGTTTTTGTCTTTATATGATTTTTGAACTGATCTACGTTTAGCTTCAGGATTGTCTAATCGTTCTTGAAAAAACTCATCCCTCCATTGCATCGCAATTTCTTCCGGTATTTCTCCGTTAAGATAACTATTAGGCATAAAAAAAGCCCCCTTCCGGGGGCGTATTAATTATTTAAATGTTTGTTATTTGATGTAGTCCGAAATTAATTGTTCTCGGAGTGGGTTATGTCCAAAGGTTGCCCTCATCCACTTAACCCAGTGTTTACTTCCTTTATCCTGATTGCATCTGGTACAGGCTGGTACGACATTCGTATTGACATCTTCACCACCAAGAGTGCGAGGATGTACATGGTCCAGAGTAAGTTGAGATAGTTCATAAGTTTTTCCGCAATAAACACATGTGCAGCCAAAGTGTTCTTTGATACTGCGCCTCCAAAGGCGCTTGGCTTCAGAGGATGTCATGGTTATTAGGTTGTAAAGGTAATGTTCAGGAGTTGGAAGTAAGGGAGTCATGCGTATCTAGATGATTTCAAACGTGGTCTACGGCGATTTTTAGAAGGACTTTCTAATTTGCCTTTATTAGGACCAGTATGAGAAGCATCTTTACCGTCACCATTGCCATAAGTACCGAGTTTTCGGTTTAACTTGTTGGCAGCGGTACGGATTTTTAAACCCTTAGTTGTCTTGTTGTAGCGTGCTTGTTGCTTATTCCGTTTAGCCTTTGCTTTCGGATTATTTTTATAGTATGTAGAACTACTTCCGGCCATAAAGTCTGCTCTGTACAAGTTCGGGATCCACTTGAGGCATAATTCCAGCTAGCTTTGATAGCGGATTACCTTCAACAGCAACACCACTGATGTCATTCTTTGCTAGCCAATCACAAGCTGCTTTCAAGTCTTGAGTGCTTGCTTCACCGGATTTAACTCGGTTTAAAAACTCTTTTGTTACTAGATTATGCAGTTCGTTAAACTGATCTTCACTCGCTTTCTTTTTTGACACGTGCTTTCTTTGCCTTCGGTTTAGTAACTACGGGTGTTTCAATTGCATAGCGTGTCTCACCTTGCTGGTGATCAAGATGTGATTCAGCTTTTACTGCCTGTTCTGCAGTTTCGTATGTGCCCAATACCTTTTCGGTGTATAGGTCTACCAGTTTGTAAGTCATTTAGTTAAGCCTTTTTGGGTTTACGTGTGCGTGCCTTTGCCTTAGGCAGCCCTTTTTCGTATAGCTTTTTTTCTTTAATGTACTGGTCAAATTTTTCCCTACCCTTTTTGGTGAAAATATCCATTGTGCGGGGATTAAATGTAGGCTCTCTCATTGTTAGTTATTCCTAAGGACAATTTGGTCTAGTTTGTTTTCAATACGCACCATATGATCTTCCATACGCTGAACCATGACTGATAAATCAGCTTTAGATACATAGTCCTGAGCCACGCTAAGTTCAATAGCGTCGATACGTCTGTCAAGACCACTAATGCGATCGTGTACATTATTTATTCTGTTGTGTAATCTGTTATTCAAGGTTGCGCCGCCAGCAACTATTGCAATGACAGCAGCGACTATTGCTTCCATTATTTAAGAGATACAATTGGTACCACGTCATGACATAAAACTTCGACACGACTACCAGGTCTAAAGGTAAACCCAGATTTCATAATCTCTGTACACTTAAGAGCACGAACAAGTTCGTAGTCAAGACGCATCTTTTGTTCGTGTTTACGAGCGATAGCTTTACAGGTTTCGATCATGCCACCATCTAGTGGGACAGAAAAGTTCAGCTGTACGCCGTAGTTATTGCTTCGTACATACCCTTCGTTATCGAAAGGAATAGTATCGTTGCCCATATAAAAGGGCGAGAATTGCATGGTTGTTCCATTACAACTATTGTTAGCTGCAAAGTATTGCCGAGACGGTGCTCCAGTATTTTGGAATTGCACTGCCTGATTGGTTACATTGCCTGTTGCAGCAGCTACAGGGCTTGATGTGTTTTGTACCTTTGGATCTTCTGCGTAAGCAGGTGCTATTGAGAGAAGACCGATAAGGATGTAGTAACAGTAGATTGTTCGATTGTTTCTGTTACTAGGCTGTCTTGAATCTTTCCAGCTTCTCTGGTTACGATTTCTAGTTGGAAAGCGTCCCCAGCTGTGTGTACTGAAAATGTTGTTGAGCTTCCAGCTATATCTGCGCTCGGTGTTACGTTTGTTCCAGACCATGATGAATAATCACCACCGTAGACGTTTGTAGCAATGGTTCGGTCAATATCAATGGTGGTAGTTGTTGTTGACTGCATTGAACCTTGCGTGAAGTTAGGGGTTACTTGAGCAGATACTGGAGCCGCAATAAAAAGAAGTAGAAGTAGTTTCTTCATTTGTTTTTTTCTCTTGATATAGAAAAGGTTGCTAGAGTTCCGCTAAGAATAGAAGCGACATATGTAGGATCCATCTTTTCCATCCATCCTGCATAACTTGCAGTTAGGAGTCCGGCTGACCAGACGAGGACGATGAACTTGATGATCCCGCCTTTTTTGTCATCTTGTTCCATGCTTGCTTAAATATGGGTTTCATAAGCATCACTAAGTATTTAAATAGTGATGTAGCAGCAAGGGTGGCACCTACAGAAATAAATGCTGTAGTAGCTGCTGTAGTCATAATCGTAGTAGTCGGCATTGGGACTTCAATGTCCGTAAATGGGACTTGTATGATCTGAGCTTCAGGTGGGATATTTGGTTTAGTAGCTGTAGAAGAAGTATTAGTATTAGAGTCTTCTTCTTCTGATTCAGGATCAGAGTTAATACCCTCTATCCCTGGAGGTGGCCTAAGCGTGTTAGGAGGTACCACAAGCGGCCTGTAAGACGGAACATCTGCTCTTGGTACCTCTAGTATAGGTATAGGTAAATTAGGCGCGTTAGGGAGCAATAGAGAGGGTAGTTTAGGTGGCTCTACCCACTCCATTACTCAGCACCAAACAAACCACGTTCAATAAAATCTACAGCTTGATCATCAACTGTATTGTCTGTTGTAGAAGCCAACTTCCGCAGCAGGTCAACAATCAATCGTTTGACCTTTGGAGATTGGATAAAAGAGAACAGAACTGGACGGATAAGGGTAATCATAATTAAATAGGTGTAGGCCATGCCGTAGCAATGGCAGGGTTAGCGACGGTTTCCATGACTGGATCACCAGCAACTGGGTTAGCAACTGTCTCTCCAGCTTCGTTAGTAATGGTGTCAGGTTCAACCACACCTACCCCTTCAGAATCTTTCTTCTGTTGGGTAATGGTGGCTGCACCGAATAGAAGCTCAATCAAAGCTGGTACATCAGCGGCATTGCCAATCTCTGTCTGACGTGTATTACACGCAGTACGGACAGCAGCACGGTATGTCTTCCAAGTAGAAGGGATATTAGTTCCAGTCTCCTTAGCTTTGATGATGCGCCAGTCACTAGGAGCTAGCAGTGAAGCTGCAATCTCTCCTTGAGTGGCTGACCACAGTGTCTTCAAGCCAGTAGTCTTGACTTCTTCGCCATCAACAGTTTCAGTCTTGTCGTTAAGTTGCTTAGGGTTATCTACACCCCAGTAGAACCGTTGGTCATACGTGGGGTCATTAGCAACTTCAGTAATACCTAGGGCGTTACGCTCTTCCAAACTGGACAGGCGCAGCCAATTTGCTGGATATTGAATTCCAGCATGAGTAAATGCCCGATCATAAGATAGGGGCTTTTCATTTAAAATAAGCATAATTAATTAGTTAGCGTGCGCGTGCAGTTTTGAAGGGGTTTTCAGCCAGGGCGACCCAGATGTACGTTTCAGCGGATTTGTTTGTCATGTCATATTGACCTCTTATTTTAAATCCATTTGATAACACATCAATGTAATAATATCCGCCAGAATCTTCAACATTGGATGTGTTTGCACCTATGGGCTTACTTTGGGAGTTAAAGGTCTCACGTTCTGTGTCATATATAAACCAGTCTCCGGTGGCAAATGTTGTTGTGGTAGCTTTCCCAAGAATCCACCTAGGTCTAAACCCGGTAAACACAAACGGACCATCTGCAGATCCATTGCCGACGTATGAGCCCATTGCGCTATAGCCTTCGACAGGTGCGAAATTATATGAGATCCATTCTTCATTGGATCCACCCAGATATGCGGGAATCAATGTAGTAGAGGTAAAGGTATTGGCTTGAGATGATCCGGCACTTGTAGAATTTAATAGTAAATAACCGTCAAATGACCCGCCCTTAAATCGCGCATACCAGTCACCTGAACCGTTTCTTAGTTTACATATTGACACAGCAGGTGCAGTATTGAGTCCATGTCCTATCGTACTATTTACTCCGGTGGAAATTGTATAACTAGCAATCGAGAACCCAGCACTTGGGTTGGCTCTGACTGTTGATGCGATGCTTGGGACGTTGGCAAGAGTAATGCCTGAGTCCACTAAGAGTTTGCCGTCAACATAAATACCTACTACATATGTTGCGTGAACATTAAACTCCCAACTCTGTAAAATCGAACTCAGCCCGCTCGAGCAAGCCGAAGTAACATCTATTTTAAAATTACCAGATAAACTTTGATTTGAATTAGAGAAATCAACGCCATTTACAAGGAATCCTGTAAACGCCAAGCTGCAATATAGTTCAATTTCAAACTTAGTACCAGTAACTGCACTTGCAAAAGTATATGTGGATGTACCAGTACCACCGGCGTAAGCAGACCAACCATTGGCGGCGCTTGTATTGCCATTAAAAGCGTTTGCGATGCTACCGCTTGTACCGCCTGTGACTGTTCCTGTAGTGCTCCAAACCTCGCTCTGGTCATACACCGAGCTATTTAAACTACCAGCAGGAATCGTTGTGTTGGAAGATCCGGCGTCCCACGCCCAGGCTACATACGGAGTAGTGTTGTTGTTTAAGTGATAACTTGATCCGGCATTTGCCAGACTAAAACCATCGCTATTTAGTGAATTAACGCCTCCATGGGTAGATCCAGGGTATACATTCTCTGCCTCAGCAGTGTTTGAGTAAAGATTTTTGTAAAAACCGCTAGATAACCCTCGAACAGAATCATGTAAATGGTGAAAATAACCACTAACTGGGTTGGTACGGGACTTGATCCACAAAAAGTCAGGAGAAAAATTGTAGCCCGTGATTTGTTGCGTTCCAGAATTACCCGTATACAGCTTCGTATCAAAATACTGGCTGCCGTCCGCAATCGTTGGCTCAGGTAAGTTTGCGGTGTTTAATGACTTGTAGCCGCTTGGTGCGGTATACGCAAAGGCACGTTGGCCGAAGTTAAATCTACTGTGACTGCCTGACCCGCCCCAAGTATTTATATACATGCCTTCCGCAAATCTATGATAACTTCCAGTGGAAAAATCAACCGTGATAGTAAGAGTTCCGTTTTTATATAATTTTATAGTAGAGTTATCCATGTCTATAGCAGCGCCTAAAACATCTCCAGCGGTATAACTGCCAGCCCCGCTAGTAGTGCCAGCTCCGTAATAAAGAGTTCCGTTTTGATACCAACCAATTGACTTTGAATTTGACTCACTTGTCACTCCAGGCGGATGGTCTGGTTGAGAAAAAACAAGGTTGTAATATGGGCTTACTGCAGTAGATTCAACATACCACTTTCCAGAAGTTAGCAAAAAAGTAGAGAAAGCAGCGCCGGAGTTGCCAGTAACATCCAGATTTCCGTTTGATAATGTCAGCGTGCTTTGTGGATGAATAGGGTTCATGGTGCAGTAGCAACCCGTTATCTCACCGCCCGCTCCAGTGTCTGTCTGATTGCCGTTGGTTGGGGAGTCAACTAGGCAGTCGGTTTCAACAGTCTGTGTGGTTGATCGCAAAATATCACCATCTATTTCAATTGCATAAATATACTGACTGTACTGACCAGGAACATAAGCACATTGAATATACGATAAGGTTCCACCAGTATGGGATGTTATATCTCGCCATGCCGAAGCAGTACCACCACTAAAACCACTTAAAGAAGATCCATTAATATTAAATCCAGTTGTAGCAAGACTTGATCCGACGTAGATACGAATTGATGATCCAGTTAACGCTGGAGTGAAAGTAAGCGTAGATGTGGTATTTGCAGAGGGATAAGCATAAGTGGATAAACTTCCATCCCAGAGATAAGCTTCATCACCCCAGTTAGAAGCTGAATATGCAGTAAATGCTGGTATAGTTGCACTCGCAGCTGCCATGTTATTAACAGTCCACGTATTGCTGTTGCCACTTGTGTCCGTACCAAGAGCAGCGTTTGAACTGTTGTCACTGAAGGGGAGGTGGAAGGAGTTGTCGGTAACGGTTACGCCGGAGTCAACAAGTAGCTTGCCGTCAACTTCAATTGCTGAAGTAGCACAACCAGCACCAGAGCTTGGGGGAATTAGTTCAATTTTAGATAAACTGCCTCCAAGTTGTGCTGCTGTAAATGTAATTGGGGCACCGTAAGCATTAGTAGCGTTAGTTGGGTTAACAGAGCCGTTGAGCCTTAAACTTGATTCATTGCCTGTTGCTAAATAAGCATAGATAACAACACTTGATGTCACTGTAATGGGGCTTACTGTCCAGGTCATGGTTGCGCCCGATGCACCATAAGTTAATCCACTAGCACTGGTTGAGATTGTGCCATCAAACGAGTTGTTCCAATTAGTTGAAGCAGAATCTGGTGTTCCTGTACCTAGTGAACTCCACGTCTGACTTTGGTCCACTAACGGACCATACGTCCCATCAAACTCCTTCGGCTGCCACACACCGTTGTCATCAGTCTCACCAAAATTTGTTGGTGCTAATGCTTGACCATCGATGAAATGTACGTCGGCTAGGTAGGTATTAGAAAAACCGCTACCTGTAACTTGTTTGCCAATTGCATGGCTTACTGCGGCATTAACACCTGTGTCAACGTTCTGAGTTATTGAGCTACGTTGATCAACATCCCACGTCGTAACTTCCGTGCCATTAATATAAAATTTTACTCTATTAGCTGCTGTGGCTTGGGTGGTATCAAATGCAAAAACCCAATGTTGCCATGCAGATGGATCACGAAAAACCTGTGTTGTGAGTAAATATCCTTGGTTAGTTTGTATGTAAAGTTTAGAAGAGTCTGTGTAAATCTGAACGTATGGACTTGAGCCTGCAGCAAAAATAAAAGTCTGATTTGTAATATCTGTTAATTTAACCCAACCACTCCAAGTCCACGTTTTTTGGTTACCTGCAGCACTTGGGGTTCTATTTAAATACGCAGAATCTGCTGAGTTAAACCTAAGACTACGTTCGATCTCGTAGCCAGCACCTCCTTGTCCAGAGGCACCAGCTAGAATATTATTAGATACTACACTCATGAATACAATGCAGTAAAGACAGTATGGATTGAAGTAGCACTACGCACGATGTAATCAATACGATCTACAGCACCAGCTGCAGTCGATAGTGTTGGTGCAGTACCACCTACAAAGTCCCAATAAGATCCCCACGCTGCAGTACGTGAACCTGTTCCATCCTGGACAAGAAAGATAGAACCAGATTGACCTGCAGTTAGGTTAGTTGGGTTAGCAATCGTTAGGTTTTGATCAAGCGTTAGCGTGTAGTTATTAGATGCTGCAAAGTCAGGCGTTACAGTTGCACCAGATGTCAACGTAGTAATCGTTGCACGTTGAGCAGCAGTAAAGGTTTGAGCTGCATCTGTCACAGCATTAGTAGCTGGTAGAGCAGCTTGTGTACTTACAAGGGCTGAACCCTCTTTAACGTACAGTTTGTCTTGGTCTGTTGCATATACAATTTCTCCTTCCTGAATATCGGATACGGAGGAATTAAGATTTGAATAAGTACCCCGTGCAACACGCACTGGAGTCCTAGAAGCAGGTGTAGGCATTAGAATGATCCTCCGTCAATAGTCAAAGTAGATGAGATAGTAGATGTTCCGTTATCAAAGTTTCCTGCATCAATTGCAATTACTTTGTTATCGTCAACGTATTGTTTAGTAGCAGCATGTAAGGTCGCTGTAGGTGCAGCATGTAAGGTAATAAAACCTGTCATAGTGCCACCAGTAAGAGCAAGTCTGGAAGATACATCTGCTGTACCCCAAGACAATGCACCACTACCATTAGTAGATAAGAACTGACCGTTAGTACCAGTAGTATTAGGTAGTGTCAGCGTATAGTTAGCACCGGCACTATGTGGTGGTCCTTTAATCTTAATACCGTGAGAGTTATTCTCACAGTTAAGAGTTAGTTCACCACTACCATTTGTACCATCACCTTTGACAATAACATTATCATCAAAGCTAACAGCACCAGTAAAAGTACCGCCAGCTAGTGGCATCTTGGTAGCAAGTGTAGTTATGTTTGCTGCAATATTAGTAACGTTAGTAGCAATATTAGTAGTATTAGTATTACCATTTGCTTTAGTAAAGTACCTATCCTCTGGATCATTAGCAAAGTAATCAACCCAGTTCCAGGTAGAACCTGAAGAACTATATTGAATACGTGCTGTAAGACCAGAGCTACCAGTAAAGCCAACTGGATAACCAGTCAACGGTGTAAAGCTTTGGATACCCGTTGAATCAGCTACTTCAACACGATCAGCATCACTAGGTGATCCTGGAATGCCTGCTATGTTTGCAACAGGTGAATAGAAAGCAGCACCAGACACAGCACTCTGAGCTGCGTTAGCCGTTGCCACAGCAGCCGTAGCATTGGTATCAGCTGTATTAGCTGTAGTTACCGCAGCAGTAGCATTTGTGTCTGCCGTATTAGCTGTAGTAACTGCACCATTAGCTGTTGTAGTAGCAGTAGCAGCATTAGCTAGTGCCGTATTAGCAGTTGTGGTTGCAGAGTTAGCAGTTGTAATTGCTGTAGCAGCATCTGTAGCAGCTGAGTTAGCAGTCGTTACTGCTCCGTTTGCTGTAGTGGTAGCAGTATTTGCTGTATTAACTGCTGTAGTAGCGTTCGTACTTGCAGTGTTAGCCGTATTAACAGCATTTGTAGCGTTAGTAGATGCTGTATTAGCAGTAGCTACAGCAGCACTAGCGTTCGTATCAGCAGTGTTTGCAGTAGCAACCGCAGCATCAGATTTAGTATTGGCTGAGTTAGCAGTAGTCACTGCTCCGTTAGCAGTCGTTACAGCAGAGTTAGCAGTCGTAACTGCAGATTCAGCCGTAGTGTTTGCTGTGACAACATCAAAGTCAGCTTCTTGTACAGCAAAATGTGATTGAGTGAAGTTAGTATTTAAATCCTCGGCTTTGATGGCGGAGCCTGGAAAGAACGTTGCATTCAATGTATTAATATCTGTATCACGGAAGATACGGATAGCTGCACCATTTGCTGGTGCTGTAGTGAATGCCAACGTTGTAGCGTTAGCAAATGTAAATGCAGTTGTAGCAACCGTGTCAAGTGTTACCTTAACATCAGCTTGCTTGATATATTCAAATGTAAATGAATAGTTCGTTGTAGAACCATTCCCTGTGTATGTAGTTTGTGTAGTTGCCATTGCCCATTAGTAAGAAAAGTTTTCTTCCATGTATTCCATATATTCTGTAGCACTTTCTATGTCACCTGACTTCAGGTAATTACCAACAGTTTCTTGTACCCTGGATTTACGTTGCATTTCTGTCAGGCTGGCAGATGAATCCATCGCCTTACGCATTGCCTTTCGTAGTTCTTTTTTAAGTTCTCTATGTACACTAGCAAACTCACCTGCATCAGGTTTTAGTCCTTCTTTTTCTGCTTCTCTGTACATTTCTCGAAATTTTTTAGCTGGATATCTCTTCATTACACGTTGGATGCCTTGTTGAAATAATTTCATCTCACCCATTTTATTCAAGACTTCAGATTGCATATCTGCTGTCAAGGGGTTGCCCTTACCATCTGAACGTAATGAAGGTGTTGCATCAAACTCTACTTCGTGTAGGTATTCTTTTTCAGGGCTGATTTCACCAGTGATCTTCCAAGGTGTGTATGTATTCCATACCCGTGCCATAAAACTATCTGGTACACCTACTTCACCACCATCAATCCAATCGTACTCACTTGGTAACGCACTCTTTAATAGTGGTAAACGGTTTTGAACCATCGCAGTGAATTCGTTTTCAACCTGCTTGCGACCTGGATCAAGTAATCGTCCTAACTCCGCCATCTGACTAGACCCTCTCAGCGTTGCTGAACTAAGGAAACTAGATGTCCATCGGTTGATTGCACCTACATCACCACGTACTACATCAAGCAACGGTTGGATACCTGCCAACATAGTTTTATCTGTGACTGATGCTGCTAATACAAATGCCATCTTCTTCAAGGTGGTGCCTTGTTCATGAGCAGACAACGTTTCCATGTTGTCCATTACATCTGTTGTCAGTGCTAACCAATTAGTTAAAGGACCAAGACCTTCGTAGCTATACCATTTATCGTCCAGTCCTTTGATAGAACGACGTGGACGTTGTGTCTTATCACGCAATTTTTGCTTTTGCCTGTTGTAAAGACCATTGCCTGTAATGCGATCGTCCATAAATAAAGCCACTGCACCGCCAACTGCAATGTTTCCTAGTGCTCTCCTACCTTTAAGGTCAGCTCTAATCTCATTGTATTTAGCTCTTGCGTTATGTGGTCCAACTTCAACACCTCTAGCTGCTAAAAGCTTCTCTACTTCTGCACCACTTACTTCTTCAAACGGTGCTTTAAATGCAGCAGAGTCCCCTAGAAATACTTTTACAGGATTACTTGGGCGGTAACTAAGTGATAGTGCTAGTTCATTCAAAGGTGTTTTAGTAAACAACATGAATGGTTTAAGAAGAGGTAGTCTATTAATGACATCTGACATCATCCGCGTTCCCTTGTTATCCAAGTTCATTGAGATTTCACCAGCAATATTGTCTACAGCTTTATTGTTTAAGATTCCCTTCTCATTAAACATTTTTTGGTAGAACTCTTCAGCTAGTGCATCTGCTTTTGCTTCGTCTAAAGGTAGTTTTCCTCCATTCGTCACAATGTCGTATGCGTCAGCTCTCGCTTCAGCTACTGCAATCATTGACTTTGTAAAGCCATCAGTTGCTTGCATCGAACGAGTGCCAAACCTAAGCCAAGGATGATTAGCTAAATCATTCATATCACTGACTTGTTGCATCAGTGCCTGGGGACCATACTCACCTTGTTGTGCTTTAGCATCTGCAAATGCATTTAATAAATCCATTTGTGCTTGGTTCTTAAGTCCAAGATCATCACGGGTTTGTACAACATCAGGATCCAGAGCAGATCTTTGAAAGACTTGATTCATGTATTCAGTTGACTTATCAACTGCTGCTCTCATGTTCTTGTATTGATACATCCCACGTCGTACCGTTTCCATTCCATCACCTGTAAGACCGCCACCTAAAATTCTTACGGGGCGTTCAACTAACAAGTGTGTTGCTGAAATACCAGCTTTAATTGGTGTTGCGAATGCACTCAGTGTGGAGTTGTACAGGTTTGCATAGAAGCCTTTAAGTATCACAGAAGGGATTTCTGGATTGCCATCATAGAACGCCTTCCTTAATACACCTGTAGACTCTTTGACATATTCATTCAATGCATGAATAGTTTTGATGTTTCCATCTGTAAGCTCATAACCCATCATTATTGGAGCAAGCATCTCAGGTTGCTCTTTACTGATTTCTCTTAGGTTATTAATGGTCTCCTTTGACTCTTGCTTGATCCTCTCCATTGCTTGAAGAGTACCGTTTTTTTCGTCTTTGATTAGGTTCTCAAGACGTTTAGTTTCAGCAAGATCATATGCCTTAGATCCTTTTGCAGTCATCCTATTCCAAAGATTTAGCTGGTTTAATGCCTTACCTCTTGCATAAGATGTCATGCCTTTTTGAGCCATCAAAAACTCAACACGATCTAAGATCTGTTCTTGTGCTCGGTCAATAGCAGCGGTTCCTTCAGTAAGACGCATACCCTGTGCCATATCTGACACTTGACCTGCTAGAGACGTGCCTACGTATGCCTGTGCTTTGGCTAGATCCATATTGATGAAGTCATCCATGTAGCTTTTAATAGCTCCCATGACCCCTGCATAAGCTTCGCTTGTCAGCTCTGGTGTCTTTGTATCTACATTTCTACCTTGATATACAGAGCCTGGGTAAATGGTCCTCTGTAGCTCCTGTAGATCCATTTGGTAAAAGTCATCAGCTAACTTTGCACCGGTTTCCATCACCTCAGCAGGGCTGATGTATTTACCTGTAGCTGTTTTGTAGCCATACTCACCGGCATCTTTTAAGCCTTCAGCTAGCCCCTTGATAATCATCTCTTGATTACCACTGCTCTCAAGACCAAACTTCAGAGCACCTTCTGAGATAACGCTACCTACACGTCCATAAACACTATCGATATTTTTTTCGATACGTACAACATCAATCGAAGCACCGACAATACCTAGATCATCTACTGACCTAATACCTTGTTCGGTATAGTCATACATATCATGGTATCCAAAGACTGGATCATCAGCATTGATCGACTTTTCAAAGTTGTAACCGCCAACTTCATCTAAATCTCCTGAACGTTTAGCAGCGGATGCTTCTACTACTTCCTCAGGTGTGTTTTTAATCTCTACGTTTTCAGTAAACCACTTGACTGCTTTTTCACTTTCGGGAATATGACTAGCTGCTCTGTGAGCACCCCTTAGGTTTGATACAAACTTTAAGGCACCTAAGAACATGTCACTACTACCACCTAGGTAGACACCTTCCACTACATTCTTTATTCGCTTTACTTCTGGACTATCAGTGTCCATCGTAGCGATGTTGTCAGGTATCCAGCCCCATGTCCTAGGAAATGACTTCTTAAGCATTCCAGTGGCATTATCATCTGTTTGGTTTATCTCTACTGTGTAATCCACAGCAGCGCCTACACCACCACCGAATGCTGTATTGCCTAACCACTTAACAAATGGATCAGCTAAGAACTTGATGTTCTTTGTTCTACTCGCAAGTGCTGCTGACCCTGTGCCACTTAAAGCAAGTGTAGGCAAGACAATAGAAGACATCTCCCGCATGCTCTGCGCTACTTCATTTTCAAACTTAGGTACTTTCCTTGCTTCCTGTCTGGTAATTAGATTAAAAGCATCTACAGCAAAGTCTGCAATACCTGTAGCCATTGTTAGACCGGCTTTAGTTACTTCAGGTAGATTTTCATCAAGCACCTTGTTGCCGGTCATATTGTCTAGCAATGCTTCAGCCTGTTGTGGTTCTTCTGTTGGTTGAACTTCTTGTTGTACAGGCTGAGTCTGCTCTTGTTGTACTGGAGCCGTAGCTTCAGCTTCTGGTTGTGTTACCTCTTCAGGTCCAGCTAGTTCATCTAAACGATTGTCATAGCCGTCAATTTCAGATTGAAGCTGAAGGCGTTCTTCTTCGCTTAGTTCTGGAAGCGTACCTCCACTTAGCTGTTCATCGTAGTCATTCATTTACTGTTAGTTCCAGTGTCTGAGGATCTCTGTATGTTTCAGGCTGTCTTTGTCTTGATGTCTGGATCGTTCCCATTTTTGCATCCACCAATCAGCCGCTTGTTGAGCGTTAGCAAAGTTCTCTTGCAAGAACTCTTGTCCGGGCTCACCTACTTCATTTAATGCATATCTAATTTGAGCTTTCCAATCACCACCTCTAACCATTTTCTGTACTTCAGGAGTTTGCCTGTCTGCATACCACTGAAACAAACCGCCTGCACCGCCATCATCACCACTAGGTGAGTTTGGATTCAATGTTGATTCACGGTACATATTAGCTAGTAGTCCTAATGCATGAGTTCTAGAAAGTCCTAATTCATTTGTCATGTATGACATATATTGATCACCAGTTCTACGTAAAGATTCCGTAGGTGTTCCGTCATAGTCAATTGACTGACCACGTACACGACTAGCAAGTATTCCTGCATCAGCCTTGAACCTTTGGATACGTGCTGACGTTCCGTATGGATTCCTAATCAAAGGCATACGTTCTGGCTTGAAAGTATCCAGCATTGACTGTGCAGATGTCGCATCGAACTCCACCTCATCCTCACCAAAAGCTGGTGCAATATATTGTTGAAATTCAAATGGAGTCATCTTATAGATTTCTGCAGCACGTCTAAACATTGCTGGGATTTCTGTTGTTGATGACTCAATAGCTTCTGTTGCATCCATAAATAATTCTTTTCCTAACTCCTGTGCTAAAACTCCTTTATTGGCTCCTGAAAGACGAAGCTCAGTTAGCTGTTTGTTTTTCTCAACTAGCTGTACTTCTTCATTTTGAGCGGCTTGCATATCTCTTTTCCATCTTGTCAAGCCTTCTTCCGAACTTGCATTCTCCATTACATTTAAATAGTCATCGATACCTTTATAGGTTGCAGCTAATGCTATTTCGTGTGCATTCTCGGCGTCCTGACTATTTAACTTCATTGTTCTCCAAAACTTATCCCTGTAAGCTTTGTTCCAATAATTAATCTCGTGGTTTAATCCACGCTTGTCTCCTTGAAGAAATGCATTATTTTTTACATTTTTGTGACCGCCAATGTGCTCACTGATGCTTTTCTTGATTTCCTTGTAGAAAGGATTCTGCATAGCAGCTTCATTAGTCTGCGCTCGTTGCAGCAAGCTTGGCTCACCATTTACTTCTTGATTTAGTTGGGACTGTGTTAATCCAAACTCTCTCAAGTCTTGTAATGATTTACCTGCTTCTACTAGCTTGACACCTTCTTCGTAGGTTGCTTCTCTGATCTGTGCCTTAGGAGTCATGTACTCCCTGGCATAATCGATCTCTTCAGATTGGAATTTAACTCCAACTTTACCCCTACCAAAATCTTCAAGCTCATCAAGCATATCCTCTGTAATGGGTTGACCACTTTGTTGCATTGCAATTAGCCTGTCAGTTACTTCAGATCGAGTTGCCCTTAGAAGTTCTCTCTCTTTATTGAGATACATGTCGTTACTTTCTTTCTCAGCACGTTGCATATACGCACCAAGCTCAGCAACTTTGTCGTCGCCAATAAAGTGATTTGCTAAGGTATCTACCTTGCCAGTTGCTGCAATTTCAAACTTTGAATCATAAAAGTCATTCAATTCATCAGTTGTGATAGCACCACTTCTATGTCCATTAATAATGAAATTAATTATTTCATCTCGTTTGTTCTTAGAAGGATTGATAGCATTCAGATCATGTAGACCAGCTGCACCATTAAGGCTGAAAGCATTGCCATACACCTTATTCTTTTCTTGAATAAGTTCTTGATTTCTTGTATCAATGCGTTGCTTTTGTAATCCATTTAATGCTCGTGTCTCAGCAGCCCTGACTTTAGGAGCAATGATTGTTGACATTACCTCTGCACTTATTGGTCTCCCATTGATTGAGATATTACCAATAAAGTCTTGTGTGTAATTTCTTACAGCATCAATTTGCTGGTCAGGTGTGAGATTCCCATTCTGTACAAGCTGTGTACTAAGCCCATACTTGAATTCACCAATACTATTTTCTGCTAAGGCAACGTTATCTACCCATGCTTTTGAGCCACGTGTTTTGTATTGATACTCATAGAGTGCATTAATACGATCTTCTGACCATCCATTTTCTTCCCGTAGGCTTTGGATGTAATCTGTTGCTTGGAATTGAGCTAACGTGAGCTGATCATTAAGTGCTAAGACATTCTCCAATGTATCCATTGTGAAGCCATGCTCATAGGCGGCAACTGATGCTGCCTGCCTATTCTCTTGATCTCGTTTTTCTACACCTTGAGCATACATATCAGCGAACTGTGGAACAAGATCGAACAAGCCTTTCATCTTTTCAGCTTGTTGAATCTGTGCTTGCTCCATCTGACGTGAAGCAGTGATAGCGTTTTGATAGTCCTGCTTTACTACATCGATGTGTTGCTGTCTGTTTTTTGTTTCTAGCTCGTAGTTTGATTGGCTTGATTGTTGCTCTTGACTCTGAGCAAACTTTTGTGCTCGCAGATAAATCTCTCTTTGCTGCATTTCAAGGTTATGGGCTTTCTCCATACCTCTGATTTTTTTATTTGCTGCATCAAGAATCTTTTGAGCCTTATCAGGAGCTTGTCTTTGATTGGCACCAAAGCTCCCCTCTGATGCCATTACTCTGTATTTAGTCATTATCTTAGAATATTGATGTATAGTTATTGTTAAAACTACTTAAACCACCAGCGACATCAAAATTACTACCAAATGCACCAATACCACCCGTACCAAAGTTAGCAACGTTTAGTAGGCTGTTATCAAATGAAGAAGATCCAAAGTCATTATAGTTTGAGTTAAAGAAACCATTGCCCAAATTTAGACCACCGACATTCATATTAGGTTGATAACCGCCACCGCGGAATGCATTAACAATGCTTGGTGTTGCTGCTGCTAATGAACTCATTGCTTGTCCAAAACCACCAGATGATTGCTGGTAAGCTGTATGTTTTTTAGGGTTAGGTGGTTCTTTTGGTTTGTAGACATCTTGGTATTTAGGACGTGGTAATGCCAATGGTTTCGGCATTGCAGGGCTCATCTCAGGTTTAAGATGAATCCTTGCCCTAGCTACGGCATCAGCTTGCGCTTTATCCATATCTATCTTACGAAGAATGTTAGCAGTTTTAGCTTCTAAATTATCTCTAGTTGCTTCTAACATCAGCTGATCTATAGACAATTGTGTTCTCATTGCAGCTGCTCTTACGTTGATATCATCTGTTGAAATATCTAATCCCTGCAGGCCAAACATAAGTTCATCTGCAATAGCAGCTTGATTTGCTCCTGCTTTAGCAATAGCAGCTTGCATTGCCTTTGCATTAGATCTACCAGATCCACTTGCCTGCGCTGCACCCTCAGCTTCTAACTCCTCTACAAATGAACGCTGGGTTGCATTCTGTGCTTTACCCATCATGCTTCGTTCTTGTAAACCAAGCTGTCTCTTTTGATTTGCTAGTCCTGCAGTTTGGATGCTGTATTGCATTAGCGAATTATTTTCACTAAACAGCAAATCAATCAACTGCTCACCGTGAGCCCTGTGCTGTTGCATCTTTCCAAATGCTGCAGCTTGATCATTGAAGCTTAATTGTTCGTTTGCAGTGGCTACCGATTGATCATAAGCACGGTTAGCCTGTTTAAATTCATACGAACGAATAGACATATTATGGTCATAATTTCTCTTATTCGTCCTTTCTTGATATCTTATATTTTTATTTGTATTTCTTTTCTGAATTTCCTGTGCTTCAACTTGGTAATCGTAGCCTCTTTGTGTTTCGCTCCAATTGTAATCGTGTAATTTCTTGTTGTATTTGTTTTGCTTTGCTGCACGTACTGCTGCGTGGTCTTTTTTATCACCGCCGCCACCGCCGAACGCTCCAAATAAACCTCCTGCAGCTGCTCCAATACCTGCTAGATGTGGTATACCTGTAGCTGCACCTATTTTAAAACCAGTTGTAGCACCACCAACTGCACCGCTGAATGACATATCTAAGCCCTCCTATAGAAACGTGGTGTGTAATTTCCTTCCCACATCATTGCGTTGACAGCAACTGGAAAGGGTGTGTTGTTAAACATTCTCAATTTGAAATTCTCTGTACGTTGATGAATAGGTACTGTAAATACAGTTTCGTTATCTAGTGGTACATCATTAGCCAAGTATGTATTAGCTTCAATTACAGGAGCAGTAGAGAACCACTCGTCTATAGCAAAGATAATGCTTGCATCAGCAGCAGGAGCACTTGTAAAGACAATAGTAGTATCGTTAGTGAAGCTAAATGCTGTAGTAGAAATACCATTTACTGATACCTTTACATCACTTCTATCTTCATAATCTAAGTCTTTCTTGTTAAATGTATACGTTGTAGTTGAACCATCTCCTGTAAATGTAAGTCGATACGGTTCTCTACCTTTTTGTTTTACTTTAAAATTCATTGCTCCTGATAGGCCAACAGAAAACTTCATCCGTGCAATCGTAAGGTTTGCTGTGAAATCTGCTGACGCTGTTTCTGGTCGCAAATACGTAGTAGGCAAATGAACATCAAAGTTGTATTTAAATCCAACCACTACATCGCTAGCAATGCTAGTAAGATCTTTTCCTTTTACAATAAAATGTGGACCTGTTCCATCGCTACTCCGTTCAGGTGTAACTGTAAAACCAGACTCTACAAAACTACCTGTACTTGTATTACCTTTGATAATTAGTACTGGAGTCAATTCACTCACATCGTTGTACGGTAGATAGCACTTAGATAGATTATTTGTACTGTCATACACAACACTTGATGCCGTTGCATATAGATCTACTGATGGGTTGACCTTCTGTCCTTTATTGTTGACAATAATTGCTTGCTCTGGACTTTGACTTAGTGCTGCTTTAGTAAGTACAAATTGGTTTCCTTGTTTAGTTACTGCATACATATCATCTGAATGTATTGTAGTGAACTGTACGTTTCCAGGCATTGTCCAACTTGCCCAGGCTTGCATTAAGTTCTCCTTTCCATCGGTGTAATACCGAAAGATGTAGGCTGTCTTACTAGCTTGGCTGGTAAGTACAATCATTGAATTTTGTGGACTAGCTACTATCTGATCAATATCTGGTGCAATCCATTCTTTGACTATTCTAGATAAATCAAGTACCTGTGGATTCTCTTGTTGACCACGAGTGACCATACTGAAGCACCTCGTATAGCCAGGTGTCTTACTTAAGAAGTTTAGGTGTGTTCCAACATCAACTGGATCTATCTTACTGTCCATCTCGTAGCTTGATAGTGTACGTATTGTTGCCAATGCTGGTGTCAATACTCCAGTATCAGAGTACAAAATAAATTGCTGTTGTTCAGAGAATAGAATTACACCTTGTGCTGTCGGCAGCACTGCATGTAATGTTGTTGGCTTGATAGATGAGCAGTTAATGTCAATTGGATCTGAATCCAATATAGTTTGAGCTGTTTTAAAAAAGTAATTGAAATACTTTCCTGACTCACTCATGACAACATTATCGCCAGATAAAAAGCCTAGTCTATTGTTGTGAAAGAAACCCCCTGATATTTTATTCCCTACAAAACTAGGATTACTATTAGTCTCTTCATCACCGGTTTTTCTATCAGTGAATTCAATTTTCTTAAATGTAAATGCGTTGACTCCAGTGTTTACTAATTCATGAGGCATCGTTTCGTTATTGATGCCTGGAGATACATTGGGTGCCCTCGTCTCCTCCCAGTAACCACGTCCACTGGCTCCATTGTCAGCTATGAACTCAGCAAAATAATCATCTAATGCTGAGATATTATTAACAATTTTAATTGTTTGTCCGTGATAACTTTCGTTCGGTAGAAATGATATTCCAATAACTTCATCTTGGAATGCACTGAGGCTTAAATTCTGTCTACCACCTTTTGCACTTAACGTGAATGCCTCAGGTGTTGATCCATTTGTTCTTGTAATTCTTAGACTACTTCTGCCATTTACGGTTACTGCCCAAGTGTGGGTAAAGTCTGCATTGCTTGCAGATTTTTGTGCAGTAATTGTAGCTTCAATTGCTGACTTGAGTTGTGTCTGTAAAGTATCAAAAGTTGTATCTGTCGAGCTTGAGGTAATTGTGGTATCAATACCTTGTAAGGTGACAGTGTATTCTTCAGCTACTGCTACTTGAGAAATCACAACTGTTCCTTGTGCTAATGGTGTAAAGCTAGGAGCAGCTCTTTCTGTAACTGTCGTTAAGTTATTAATAACAATAGTTGTATCCTGTACTGTCAATAACTTGTAGTTATCTTTAGTTCCGTTCAGGTAGCTATTAGGGTTGTAGCCAGAATCCAGCTGATACGTAACTGTGCAGGCTGTACCGTCAGCTGCATTCCAAATATAAAATGCATTGCCTTTAATACATCCTATGTATTCTTCAGCATTATCCCTGTTGATATAAAACCATTTAGCATCATCATATGTTGTACCTGTTCCTAGGTTTGCTATATGCTTAAAGCCAGGTCTTTTTGTTAGCCCGTAGGTGGCATCAGGAAAGCCGTTGTAGCACTCACGGACCTGACCGGGGAGCATTTTGTCATCTGATTGTTTTGATACTCCACCAAGATAGTTAGAGATCCGTTGAGTTACTGCTGCCATTTATCGATAAAGTGCGTTGTATGGTTTGTAGCTGTTGTAGGTATTTGTATTACCTGGATGACCAAAGTATGTATAGTCTCCTTGATTACATTCATACTCCATCGCCATTGCTCGAGTGAATGCTTCTTTTTGTTGGAGCATTTGGTATTGATTGCTATCACCAACAATCCTGCTGCTTACTGTTGCAGCTGCTCTGCTTACTATAAAATCAGCAATTGGTGTAGGAATGTCTACCCAATCAAACAACCATGTGATGTCACATTCAATTTGTTTTGTGAATGTAAAGCTGTGATGTGCTTTGTCGTATAGTTTGCCGCTACGCCTCACAACATCTAGTTCTACATTAGATGAATTTTTAGTTGGATCAATTTGTAGAATGTTATTAGGAATAACAATTTCATTGTTTGTGTCAGGAGTCATTGGATAGTGACTCTCTTTATTAAAGGTCCATCCCTCAGCCTGTACTTCCCGTGAGACTTCTAACAAAGTCTGGTAAGCAATCGCAACGTCCGGGTTGGTTTGATCAAGGGTAGTCACAGGCGCTTGACCACATGACTGCAGGATTGTATTTACAGCAGGTAGCTCTTGCTGAGCATTAGTGGTAGGAAAAGCCATATAAGTAAAAAAAAGGGACCCCGAAGGATCCCCATAAAGTGTATAAAAATCAGAATGTAGAAGGAGCAGAAGCACCGACATACAGCTCAACGGCTGCAGCAGGGTTCAGGTAATCAGCACCCATAGCCAAGCGGCCAAGGATAACGTCGCCCTGATAGATCACGGAGACATCACCACTGGTGACTTGTACTTGAGGTCCGATTGCTTCTACGCAACCAGCAGCTTCACGCTGGAAGATAAGACCAGCAGACACTGCACCGAATTCGGAAGCAGTACCGTAGTCATTGTTGATACCAGTCTGAGCAGTGGAAGCATCTTCCAAGCTAGGACCGATGAAATCTCCGGTGTTACCAGGAGAGGTTTGACCAGAAGTACCACCGTACTTAGTGCCGTACTTGCCAAGGAACGGAATGTTCATTGACTTGTAGATCTTGATGCCAGCGATCTCGATGATGCCGTTGCCGCCTTGCAGAGCAGAGCCCTGAGCGTCACGGTTTACAAGACCATTGGAACCAACAGCTTGGATCAATTCGTAGTACTGACGGGGGTTCAGGACGGCAACACGGCCATCGCCAGAGACACCCTTCTCATCCATTGCAGCAGCTGCGTCATAGAAAGCAGCGATCAATGCAGCAGAGGAGAATGCATCAGATTCGTTAGTAGTAGAACCGACGCGGATCTGAGTACCGCCTGGCTCTACGAAGTTAGTTGCACTAACAGGAGAGGCAGAACGTGCACCACGTGCAATAGCACGGAAGATCAAACGGTCATACTTTTCTGCGAGGGCATAGCCGATCTTGCGGCTGATCTCCGAACGCAGGTCGTAATGAGAAAGAGTCTCATCAAGGTCGTAGACGAACGCTGAGCTGATCAGCAGGTCGTCAACCGTGATGGTCTTCTCTGCCACTGGGGGCGCACCATCGGAGTTGCCGAGGATTGCGTTACCAGGGGTGTGATACTCAGCCGTGGTACGACCGGTATAGATGAACTGCAAAGACTTGCCGTTCTTAAGTGTACGCTTCATCACCATATCGCGTGCGATTGCGTTATGCTGGAAGCCTTTGAACATCTCTCCACTGAACAACTTCAGATAGAGAGCTCGCTTATCTCCGGAGAGATTTGATTGACCTAGATTAACCAGATTGGTTGTCAGGTCTGTAGACTGATGTGCCATTGTTTTAGAGAGTTAATGTATATTCGACTCTCAAAGATCTTTGAGTTATTTAATTGTATATGTGTGGTCTATCCCACCGTCTAGACGGCTAAAGGTATCCTCCGTAGAGGGCTAAAGCCAATAGTGAAGCCGGGACTTGAACCCGGCAGTAAGCCTATTTCTTATTCACAGTTTTGTTGTACTTGTTGCCGCGATAAGTGAGAGTAACAGTCATTGTTAATTCCAATTACCTAGCCCCCGTTCCATGACTAGGCGGCATGCGTCCTAAAGGATGAACGTAAGTACTTTATTTATTGTTGTAACCACGCATGAAGTTAATAGCTTCATTGGTTTTCTTTTTACGATCCCTTAATTTCTGAAGCAATCCAACATGGTTAGGCATTTGTGTTGGCTTAGCTTTTTTGTTAGGCATAATTTATTATCCAATAGTAGGAGCAGTCAGTGCTACCTGTGTGGTAGACGCTGCTGCCAGATCAAGTGGGAAGTTATGTGCATTACGTTCATGCATCACTTCCATTCCAAGTCCCGCACGGTTAAGTATGTCAGCCCAAGTAGGGACAACGTGGTTCCCAGTATCGACAATGGATTGATTAAAGTTGAATCCGTTAAGATTGAAAGCCATAGTGCTAACACCCAGGCTTGTAAACCAAATGCCAAGCACAGGCCATGCAGCCAAGAAAAAGTGGAGACTACGCGAGTTATTAAATGAAGCATATTGAAAGATCAATCGTCCGAAGTAACCATGTGCGGCTACGATGTTGTACGTTTCTTCTTCTTGCCCAAACTTATACCCATAGTTCTGAGATACCGTTTCGGTCGTCTCCCTAACCAGGGAACTGGTGACAAGACTGCCATGCATAGCACTGAACAAAGACCCACCAAATACGCCGGCAACACCAAGCATATGAAAAGGATGCATAAGAATATTGTGTTCAGCTTGGAAGACAAACATGTAGTTGAAGGTGCCGGAAATGCCAAGAGGCATCGCATCTGAGAAAGAACCTTGTCCAAAGGGATATACCAAGAAGACAGCACTAGCCGCAGCTACAGGTGCTGAGTAAGCAACGAAGATCCATGGGCGCATACCTAGCCGGTAGCTAAGTTCCCATTCTCGTCCCATGTAAGAGTAGATACCGATAAGGAAGTGGAAGACAACGAGTTGGAATGGTCCTCCGTTGTATAGCCATTCATCGAGACTGGCTGCTTCCCAGATGGGATAGAAGTGCAGTCCGATTGCATTTGAAGACGGGACAACTGCTCCCGATATAATGTTATTTCCATAGAGGAGCGATCCAGCAACAGGTTCACGAATGCCATCAATATCAACAGGTGGTGCGCCAACGAAGGCGATAATGAAACAGGTAGTAGCTGCAAGCAGCGTAGGAATCATTAGGATTCCGAACCAACCAACATACAGTCGGTTGTTAGTTGAGGTAACCCAGTTACAAAAGGCTTCCCAGTTATTTAGTTTTTGTGGTCTTGTAAGTACAGCGGTCATTTAAGTAATAGTTCATGGTTGGGTATGTAGTGTTAAGTAAGACCAGTTTTAAGCCTTGGCTGGCTAAAGCTAGGGGAGGAATTGCACCTCCCTTATTCTATTTAGCTATTTTTTCTTGGCGGTTTTAGCTGAACGTTTGAAGTTAGCTTTAGTTGGAGCACCTGCAGATCCAGGCTTCCTCATCTTTTCTCCACTACCACCTGCAATACGTTTGCGCTTGGCATGGATGTTTGCATAGAGACCAGGTTTAGCCATTACTACTTAGTTCCTTTCTTAGGTGGACGACCTTTCTTTGTACCGTATGTTCCTTTACCTTGTGGCATTACCAGACTCCGGGAATGATTTGACCAGTCAGTGCATAAGCACCTAGTGCTGCGATGACACCCAGCATTGCCAGGCGGCCGTTCAGCTTCTCTGCATTTTCGTTGTGGTTCACAGCGTTTTCTTGAATGTACATTTGCGGTTCAGTTGGCCAGATCTGTGTATCGTTCATCAGAAGCTATACTTAAGACCTGCCTTTGTCCCATAACCATTAGTATCTCCAGTGAGAAAAGAGAACTCTCCATATACTGACAGTGCATCATTGATGCCATAAGAACCACCTGCTTTACCAGACAGTTCGATGTCACCATCAGCATCATCAGGAGCCAGTAGGGCAGGCCCTCCCTGCACATACCAGTTAGCACCTTCATAACCAACGTGTACATCAGTCGCGGAGCCGGTGTAATTAGATCCTGAAAATCCGGAGTTGACTTCCACGTTGGCGTAAGGTCCAGCCAATACTGGATTTGCAGCCAGCAAAGTGGCAGGGAGGAGTGCAATAATTTTTTTCATTGTAATAGTTAAGGTTAATAATTTAGAAATTTACGTTTGAACTTTCAAGCTTGGCCATGATCTCTTGGCGGTAAGCAGGGTCACGGTCATACCTTGGGTCTTGCATCGCTGCAACAACTTCCGCTTGACTTTTGAATCCTTTAGATGTTTCGGCTGGAGCCTTACCTTGAACAAGCTTGCCTTCTACTCCAACCGAGTCACCGTAACGATAAGCAAGTGCTTGCATTGCAAAATAAGCTGCATTGCGATCACCTGTTTCCATCACAGCGTCATACATATCAATGACTGAATCTTCAAGATTGTCATTTGCCCATCGCATCATTTGACCATAGTTCTCGTCACCGCCAACAGAATCCTTCAGGGCTTTAGCATCCTCTTCAGTAATTACTTCTGGCTTTTCTGAATTCCTATAGTCAAGATACATATTAGCTAGATCTTTCGGATCAGCCTCAGATAATTCTTTCAATGTTTCTTCAGAGAATTCATCTTTCGATTCTTCCCAAAGCCTATCGAATAAAGATGAGTCTGTGCTTTCCTTCTCTTGTGTCTCTTCAGGCTCAGATGATGTTTGCTCATCTTCACTTGTAGTTTCACCTAGCTTTTTTTGTAGTTCAATATATGCAGCCTCTAGTTCTTCTGCATTCTTATACTTACCAGCAAGTTTTGTCTCTTGCTCTTTCGCCATCTCTTCACCAATCTGAAGAGATTCTTGCTCGTCTGAATTAAGTTCTCCTTGAGGATTCTCGTCAGAGAGCATTGACATTACTTCTGCCATGTTTATTCAATAGGTGGTTGTGGTGGTTGCGCTTGTTCTTGTGCTAACTGTGGATTCTTTGATGGATCCATCATTGGTGTCTTCATTGCATCAACCTCAAGCTGTTGTTGTTGCATTGCCATCTGTTGTTGCTCAGCCGCAGCTTGTTCTTGCTGTACTTCTTGCATTGAACGTACAAGATTAAGTACATCAATACCTTGTGCAGCAGCTAGACGTTTGATCACCTCTTCAGTGTTGATGTATTCAGCAATCGATTCAGGTCCTAATGTTTGTGCAAGTATCGTTAGGAATTGACCAAGACTTTCACGATCTTGTCCACGTCCTAATGCATTGATGCCTGCAACAATTGTAGGCTTGACAATATCCTTTGGGATCTTTGGGATTTCTCCCTTGCGCTGAGCATCACTCAGTTTTTTATTCAAGTATGGAACAAGGAAGTCAACAGTCAGCAGACTAAATAATCCACCAAGCTGTTGCTCTAGTTCCATCTGTGTCATCCGTACTTCTTCGGCAGTAGTACGTTCGCTTTGTCTGATGTTCATTACCAAGAACGCATCACTGATACGTTGAGATAATGTATTGATCATCTGTAAGGCAGTACTAAAGTCTGCTGTCTTACCAACTTGAACTACACCAATATCGTCAGGCCTTCCTTGAATGATTGCTCCATTGCCTGCTGCTGCCAGTGTGGAGGGCTTAGTTGTACTTGAAGGGCTAACAGTAAAGACAACTTTAGCGGCTGCTGCAGAGCCTTCTACTAATGCCTGAGACAATCCTTCGAGAGACTTTAAATCTCCAATGAACTGTCCTGCTCTGCCACGACCGTAGGCTTCACCATCCACAGTATTAAACCTCAGTGGAATCCAAGGATTTAAATCGATGGGTGCTTTACCTTGTGACCCTTTGACAAGTTTGTCGTTAACCTCTTGGTACCAGATAAACCTATTGTTGTCACGTTTGATGTGTGTGAATACATCTACATCATCGCCATAACCTCCATCATCATCGACTCGGTTAGGTTGTAGTACTTCTTTCGGTACTTGTGTTTCAATAAGATCTTTGGAGATCCTTTCCTTTGTGACTATTTCAATCACTTGACCGTTGCCATCCCGATCCACTACGTAGCGGTTCAGAGGATATACCTTAAGTCCATGCTTACTCATAAAGACAAGAGCGTTTCCTGCTACTACCAAATGCAATAAAGCTTGGTGTACAGCAACCCGGTCATCGGATGCAGAGATAGATTCAAGAATGATTCTCTCTACCTTTGCAAATGATAAATCAAGTGCTGACTTCATTTCTGGCCTGAAGTCATTGCCGAGTTGGCTTTCGTCTAGTTGTAGTTTGAAGAAACTTGTTTGAACAGGTAGTAATGCAAGCATTAACTTACTCGCTAATGTTACACAGCCTTTAGCTCCGACCGATTGGTAAGGAGTTTTAAGTTGTTTCATACCTGTCATGTATTCCTCATGACCACGAATTAAATATGGAAGGGTAAGCTCTGATGCTTGCCTAGCTTCTTCTAAGAATTGGGAACGATCGCTTGCTAAATAATCATACCTAGTACGTGCGTTCATTTTTTATAGATTTATGGATGTACTTTGTAAGCCTTTTACTCGCTTACTGCTTCTACCGAATGTTCCACGTGCCCCCTGCCGATTACGCTTGCCACGTTTTGTACGAATACCTAGTACATAACGACGGTTACGGGGGTCTTCTGGCATTTGCATACCCTGTGCTAATTCATCTCTTAGATCTTGAAGCTGATCAGCAACGCCACTAACGTCAGGCATCTGCATTTCATATTCTGGTGTTGGCTCAGTGATTGGTGGTTCTTCCACAGTTGGTTCTTCCACAGTTGGTGCCACTTCCTCTACCACTTGTCCGTTCTTTCTGTTCCTGCGCCGTCGTCTATTTCTCCGATTACTTCTATCTGTATTTCTGGGGTCACGGTTGGGGACGCCTCCATACATCTGTGCTTCAATAGCACCACGTTTATATTTGAGTGGTGAAAATGTTGGAGGGTCTGCACCAGGATTACGGTTTCGAACCATCAAATTACTATTGAAATCTCTGGTAGCATTGTGAAAATTGTTGATGTTATGGTTGCGAATCTTGTGCAGACCGATGCCATAACTCGCAGCTTGTTGTCCCTCTTTTTTATCAATCTTGCCATCCCTAGAAATTCCAGAAATAAATGCCTTTCTGTCATTTTTAGACATTGATGCAGATCGTGGAACACTATATCTTTTATTTTGTTCTCTTTGATTTGCTACTGCTGCTCTCTTTGAAGCACGCTGTCTCCGTATTTTTCTAATACTTTTTTTTGCCATCAGTTCTCCTCCATATAACGGATGATCCACTCAACGACACTACGTTGACCAGATCGATACATAATTTTCTCCATTGAATCATCAGGTGTAGGTGTAATGGGTGGGAAAGTTTCTTCTAATTGATGTGTAAGACCACGGGCTTGCATGCCCACGGTCTCAAGCATACTGAGGGAGGTTGACATTACTATGTTCAAAGAATGCTGGCATCCGTGCAGACTTAGTAAAGGAAAGCTCAGGAGCTTTGCCTTGATACATCAAATTGTCACTAGAATCCAGCCAAAATTTTTTGTCTAAATATTTATCGGTATTACTACCGAGTGGTTGCATAACCCAGTTGATTGTGGCTTTACGTAGTTTGTCCAGGCTTGGAGAAACCTCTAGTCCTAGTTCTCTACATACAATTGAGTTAGTTGCAACGTGGATCTGCTCATCACGGCTGATGTCAGCACTCACGGTACGCATTCCACTGTCACCATTAGCGCGAAGCAATGGTAAAAGAACGAAGAAAATTGCACGCTCGGCAACCATCGCTTTGAGGATCGTATGATCCGGATGCGCTGTCCAAGCATCACGTAACCGTAACGCTTCAGCTTCAGCCTTTTGATCAACCCCGTAAGCATTGGCAATGTAACCAAGTGCCAGGTCGTGGTTCTCTTCGTCTTTGATGTTTGACTGTAAAATTTCCCGCGATGATTCTGGTACGTCGGTAACCAATGCATCACGGATAAAATCTCCCACAGGCAGTTCCATATGTCTTAAGGCAAGGGCACGGAGCAATGTTTCGTGAGCACCCTCCTTGCATGTACCAGCAGTTGTTTGTACTGGCGTCCATTTCCGTTTCCGGTTTAGTAGTTTCTGATAAGGATTCATTCTTGACAATCACATTGAAGTTCTTCATTTAAAATGTCCTCTAAATAGCTGTCCACTTCTGACTCATCCAATGCAGCATATGCATTAGTTTTATCTTGTGTATCGCTCATGACTTGGAGCGAGTAATAGAGGCTAGTTTGCGGGGACCGTAGCCACTCTTCCACGAATTCATTGTCGTAGGTTACAACGTCACTCCAAGAGTTAAAGCTATATCCATGAAGAAGCCCTGTGTTATTGAGCAATGTCATCAGTCCATCAGCGACTGCCTTGTAGGCATCCCAACCAACTTCTGATGCAATCTCAACATCACCGTAATTATATGTTTGTACGCCGAACGTACCGCTATCACGGTCAACAGTACGGCTGATAGGTGGTGCAATTTCAGGGGTAGATGTGAAGCCATCGAGATCTTTTGATCTGTAGCTACACGATGCAGTAGGGGCAATTGCAAACGCCCTATCCATCTTGTTCGTCTTAGCAATACGTGCTGCAAGGCTGATGCCTAGCTTCAGCTGTACTGCTAGTTCATATGCTGGTGTACGGATTACTTCACCGCTATTTAAGCAGCGAAGCCCTTCACCAAACTGTTCATACGTTACACCGTACCGCCGTAAGAGATTTGCGAGGCCGAGTACTCCCAGTCCGACTTGTCTGTCTGTTTCACTTGGGAGATATTCTCCTGAATTGCCAACGCCAGTTCGACCATGGAGTTCGCACAATTCTGACATCCCTTCAGAGAAAGCTCTTGGAATGTCGTCAAATTCACAGGCACCGAGATTGACATGCTGCAAGAGACAGGTGCCTCGGCTTGGCAAGTACACCTCAAGGCATACGTTCCCTCTGATTCTTTCTCCATTTTTGTCATACCTTAATTTGTTTAACCAGATGTCACCTGACTTGATTCCGAATAAGACTTGTTCCTTAAACGTACAATCCTGCCACCATTCATCTGTGATGTTGATGCATCGTTTGATCCATGGCAACTCTGAGCGTGGTGTAGTAATGAACTCAAGAGCATCAGCGTGGTTGAGATCCAGGTGACACACCACAGCACCGTTTTTGTATACACCACCCCTCCTTAATACTTCATTTAACGTTGAGTAGATTCTCGCGAAAGATACTGGTCCAGATGCAACCAATCCTTTTCCATTTTCTTGACCGCGGGGTCGCAGTTCCGACAAGTGGACCGCAACTCCTGCTCCATGACGTAGGCCAAATGATACATAGCGCCACGATTTTTCCAATCCATCAGGACCCTCCATTGAGTCTTGTACTACAAATACTGTGCAGCTAACTGGAAGCCTTGACTCAGGGTTGTCGAGCCAAGATTGTACACGTCCAGTACGTGAGATAAGTGAGGTGGTCATTGATTAAATAAGATCAGTAAGTGTTGGTGTTTTATAATTAGGTCCTTTGAGAACCTTCCCGTCCGCTCTGTAGATGGGCTTACCGTCTTCTCCGAGCTTCGACATGTTTGATTTGTGGACACGATGCATTGCTTCATCGAGATCCCATTCCTGACTAGCTGCCATCTGATAGCAGACATATACAAGATCAGCTAGTTCTTTTAGTTGTTCGTCTGCTTCCTTAAAGTGATATGCCTCGTGGAATTCACTCCACTCCTCATCAATCAATGCCTTCTGTATTGACTTCTGATTCCTCCCCGTCTCCAAAGAGTAAGCTTGACGAAATTCCTCCGCTTGATCTAGGAGACTGGTGTGAATGTAAGAGTTCATTTTCTAGGTAGTGGATAGCTTTCTTTAAGTCCTGCTCTTTGCTGTCTTTATGACCAGCACGGACAATATATTTAAGAGCACAACCAAGGTGGTAGTTTAATCCTTGGTCTCGTATAAAGTCCCACGTTTCCATGGAACCTCTTGTGTAGTAGGCGGGTGAGAAGTGGGCCATTGTTGTACTAAGTTGCTTACGGTATTGCAAAGGCAGAAGTTTTGATGTTGTAATGCCATCAGTAAAGTAATGATGTCTGCCTTGTCTGCTTCAGGTAGTAGATCATCCATTCGACGGAGCTTAAATTCTTGCTCCATCGTTAGTTCAGTTATTGGTGGTGGCGGGATGCCAGGGAATGACTTGTCCATCGTATTCTTTGTTAGTAAGTATCTTTGCAAGCTGTGCATTCATAAGAGCTACTTCTTCACCAAGTTCTTTGGCTTTAAATGCTTTGACTACAACATCCCAGTTGTAACCATCCGCTTCAAACATAGCTACAGCACGCTTGACACCTATGCCAGGGCAGCCACCGTATCCATCAGTCTGATCACCAGCTAACGTCTGAATCAGATGCCACTGTCTACCCTCTTCGGGTTCAATAGTGACTGTCTCTTTCATGTCGTATAACTTGCCAGGGATTTGGCGCATATCCTTGTCAGGCGAGACAATGATGTTGCCAGGATGTTCTGTTGCATAGATACCCATTGCATCGTCAGCTTCCAGTTCAGGTAAGCGGATAAGTTCATATCGTTTACCTAATTCTGTGATAACTCTTCGATAGCCACAGGGCTTCTTTCTGTTTCGATGACCCTTATATTCCGGGTAAATTTTTTTCCTGAAATTCTTAGAGTCACTGAAGAACAAGATCATTTCAGGTGTATCCCACATGAATTCACTTTTAATCTTTGTAAGATCACGTTCAACGTTTGTCATCGCTTCAGAGAAACGGCTGACAACTGTAATTACGTCATCACCCCAATCAATTTCATCTTCAGCACCAGCACATGCCTTGTAGACAATGTAATCAGCATCAATGAGTAGTTTCATCAATGCACCTCCGCCCAATTGGCTCCGATTTTGGCTTCTGCTGTGATTGGGACTCTGAGTTTGTAGTATTCACCAGCTTCTGCACTGCTAAGTACCAGGGATGCTGATAAATCTTGTGCGTGGTCTTGGTGACACTCGAATTGTAGTTCGTCATGTATAAATGCTAGTTGTGATGCACACAACCCTAGTTCTTGAATGTGAGTGTGATTGATGGTCATCCATCGTTTTGCAATGACACCAGCTCCTGATTGCAGCAAGTAGTTCAATGCTTTGTGTGGACTATCTACTTTGATGTGTCGTCCATCAATAGAGCGGATATAACCCTCTTTACTTTTCTCTTTGATTGCTTCCAATAGTTCCGCAAGTCCATCAATAGCAGAAACGAATGCTTCTCTAATTTCCTTACCTTTCTTCTTAGCTTTGGCACTGCTTAGAAGGGGGTCGTAGGAATAACCGATTTTTTCATTCCCTGCCCCATAGATGAAGGCATAGCTAATGGTTTTGATTTGTCGCCTACTGACTCCAACTCGATCGGCATTGACTTGATGGATGTCTCCGGTAAGGAGGGTATCTCCAAATTCGGAAGACCAACGTCCAAGGTAATGGGCGAGCATGCGTAACTCAATCCCGCTAAGATCGGCACCCACCATAATTTGACCAGGGGATGCTTGGAATAGTTTTCTAAATTCAGGGTCACTTTTTGTCTGGCCTAAGTTTGGTTTACGGTGTGCACATCTGTGCGTGTTTGTTGCAACTGAACAATGGTGATGTATCCGACTAGCAGTCGTACATAGCTTGAGCCATGCGTTGGTGCCTTCGGAGATCATCCCCAAGCTCTTCGTAATATCTAGACATTTCAGAAAATCCAAAGCAATCGCTGGTCCACCGGACGCAACAATCTCCTTCAGTACAATCTCGTCGATAATCGGCTTCCCAGTAGCTGTCAGTTGTGTCGGCTTCCAGCCATGGAACGTTTGCAAAATCCATGAAATATGATCTCGTGATGTGGGATTTGTTTCTTTTAAGCGGGTACTTTCAGCGCCAGCGACATAGCCTTGGGTCCGATTATTTCGCTTAGGAGTAAATATTGATCCCGCAACGAAAGGGTGCCTGTCACGTAGTAGTTGACAAGTTTGCTCAAGCTCTTTTCTGAGAGTTGATGCAAGTTTCCATGCAGCATGTTCATCAAAGTACCATCCATGTAGTTCTTGTTCAGTTAATAATTGAGCAACTTCGTGCTCTAGTCGTACCCACTCAGGTATTTTTGAAAGTGGTCGCATAATTTGGTGGTTACTTTTACGTCTTGACAGCAATACGTTTCCATTTCTGGAGACCAGTCTTGCCAGTCTGTTGTCTTGCCAAACTCACCTTTGTATTCACCTAACCTGTAGCCGTATGACTCAAGGCTGTGTCGTCCGTATGTTTGAAGCGGCATGTTTGATACGCCTCTCTTCTTATCAATCTCAAGGATGTCTGTGTGATACAGACGTGACAACAATAAGGTGTCTAATACAAAAGCAGTTGGCATGAACCATGGGTAGATTCGTCTGATTGCTGGTATATCAAAGCCAATGATGTTATGGCCAACGATTACATCAGCATCTTCTAAACGTTGTACCCCTCGAACAATCGGTTCTTCGTTGCCTTGATCGTTGTACACAATGGTCGTGTCAGTATCGCTGTCATAAATAACAAGGCAGTGGATCTTGGTAAGATCATTTAGTAGTCCGTCTGTCTCCAGGTCGAATACCAGCATTTTTCCAGATGTATGTTTTATCTACAAACTGTGCACGTTGAATTGCTTCAGCCGTAGGTGGATTAGGTTTAGAAATCGGTAGTTGCGTCGAACTCTTTTTCGATTGCTGATTCATTAAATTTACAAGTATTAAGGTCGTAGTTCAGTAGGCATGCTTCGCCAACCTCACCTGAATAGCGATTTTTAAGGACTCGCACTGTCGTAGCATCTCGTTCAGATCCGCTCTGCTGATCTCTCTCGAGCGCAATGACGCTATCTGACAATTGGCCCACGCTTCTGGATCCTCTAAGAGAGCGCAGCTGTACTCTTCCTCCTTCTTCATGTGATTGTCCATTAGGGGGTGTTGTTGTATGACATACAAGGAATAATGCGATACCAGTTCGTTCAACAAGTGAGCGAAGCTTGGTCATTGTTGCGTCGATCATGCGACGCTCATCCCCTTCAAGTCCACTAAGTAAGATTGATAAGTGATCAAGGAAGATGACCTTTGTATCTAAGCCAGCCGCCATGTATTCAATGCGGTTGTAGATATGGTCAGGGTCATAGCTACCAAATCCATCAAAGAGATGTAGATTCCATTTAGCTATTGTCTTGTCAAAGATCTCTGTTAGCTCGCTTCGTTGTTGCTCACCGAGGTGTAGAGATCTACCGCTGGCGACGGACATAAGCCCGAGAGATGTACGACGCATGGATTCTTCAAGTGCCAAGTAACCGACCCGTTCTCCTTTATCAAGAAGGTGAGTTGCGATTGCACGACAGAAGGAGCTCTTTCCGATTCCAGAGCCCGCAGTAATTGTGACAAGCTCCCCATACCGGATCCCGTGTAACTTTCCTTGTAATCCTTGAAAGGGGTAGTCATGATCTGATGGTGGTGTTGGTGTTGTAATTAAGTCAAGGAGTGTTTTGGCATCGACAATGCCATCAGGTTGGTATTGTTTATGATTGAAGTTCAATACTTGTCGTACTGCTTCTGTATCTCCAGCCTGTAATGCCTCTGAGGCGTCTTTGTAATCGTCTAGAAAGCCTATAAATACTTTGCCAGGTGGTAGTACACCAGCGGCTTCATTTGCGGCCTTCTGACCTGCATCATCGTTGTCAAAGAATAGTACAATCTTGTCGTAATGATTGATCCATTCGTAGTTTCTTTGAATAGCTTTCTTAGCTGCTGCTGCTCCATTTGGTATTGAAACAACAGGCCAAGGTTGACATTCATAGACGGACATTGCGTCCATCTCTCCTTCGACAATGATTAGCTTTTGATCTTTAGCTGTCTTGTGCCTAAAGTTTTGCATTCCAAAGAGGCTATTTACCTCTCCTTCACAGCGAAACTCCTTGTCCTTTGTCCTTACTTTTGCTCCGACAGCCTTTCCAGAACTGTCGAAATAATAGTGGCGTAGGATCTCTCCATCTTTGTAGGTTTTAAAGAGTTCACAGGTTCGTTCAGAAATTCCTCTTGATTGCAGCCGTCTGGCTGATCCTTGTAGTTGAACATTAGACACGTGATGATTGTGAGTGGTATTGTCGCCATACGTTCTTGTATGACATCTGAAACAAAAGGTGTGGCCATCTGAGTACAAGCTATTTGCATCTGATGAACCACACTGTTGGCATGGAATATGTTCTACGAACTCATTCTCTACATGAACCATTCGATTGGTATGTCTGTGAATGATGTCCAAGGTATACCTAGTTTCTCGCAATACTTTGCGTAGGTAGTCTTAGACTTCTTGGATATAGTGTTATATGGTGCTTGGAATATCATCCGCAAATCTAATTCAGGATTTTGTTGCACAATATTTTTGATCTTCCGTCTGTCGTCGCTGTCCCAATAGCCTTTGCACTCCAACAGTATCCCGCTAGGCAGTACAAAATCAGGAGTGTAATTATGCATAATTGTATATGGAATCTTAGTAGATTCATATTCATACTTCACTCCTAATCCAACCATTAGATCGGCAACCTTTTCTTCAAGTCCTGATCGAAAAGCCATTTATGTAGTGGTCGTACATTTCATCAAAATCCCTATACTCTAAAAATCCGTCTCGTCTTCAAAAGAGCTAGGTGCAGCAGGCATGACATTTGGTTCTGACACCTTGAAGCCAGTAGTTGTGCCGAATAGTGACGCTACATCTTCATCATTCATGTCACCTACATCAACACCTGCTGACGATGACAACGAGACAATCTGAATACCTTTAAGTTTTAGACTTGTACCGTAAGTTACTCCATCACGAAGGATGTAAGGTTTCTGAAAGAATGCAATCTTAACCTTAGATCCGCTGTAAATAGGTGTACGTTCATCAGTAATGATCGTTCCTTCAGTGTCTACTACAGGTGGACGAGTGTCAGCATTCCAACTGAACTTGACTCGGTACTTACCTTCAGACAATTCTTCCCAAGGTTCTGGCTTTAGACTTGAACGCTTAGGATTCTTAAGCTTGGATTCAGCCCACTTAAGGGTATCGACTCGATCTTCTTCTAGTTTGTTAATCATCTCTTCGCCAACAATAGCGGCGAGAGAATAACCAAATTTAGAAGGCGACATTACAGCCTGATATCCATCAAGGAGTACAGGTTGTTCGGTTACAAATGTGTTTCGTGACATCAACAAAAAAAGTATGTGGATTCAATTACTGACTCAGGTTCGAGTGTGCCAATAATCGGTGGTTCTGTTTCGGCTCCAATTTGGTTTGCCCAAGATGTCAGATAGTCTTGTTCTGCAAATAAATGCATGTATGTTTCTCTAACTAATGCTGACAAGATTGTCATATCAGTTGCACGACACAAGACAGAATCATGAATCAGAGCAATTGGTGCATTAAATCGGATAGCAGATAGGTGAAGGAGACTTGCATCTAGCGAGTGAATTAGATTCGGCGCTGTTGCATTTTTGTGGTGTGACTTGTCTACCTTGTTGCTATCTGTCGTAGCTACTTTGACCTTACATCTACCTAGTAGTTGTAACTCAATTGTTTCTACTTCTGGTTTCATTAGTCTTTGTGTGACTACAAAGCCTGAAGGTGTTGACCATTGAAGTTCTTGTTCACCACGATCGATAGCAGCAGATACTTCCTTTTCAATCCATTTCATGACTTTCATAGGACCAGGAACAATGACATTCATTGCATCCCGTACTGCTTTGACTGTGGCTGTTAGATCTTCTTTTTCTAGTTCTACACCCTTTTCCTTTAATGCATCACGTATGTACCCACGGTTTGAGTATGGTTTTGCATTGTAAGGTACGGTCATAACTACTCTTTTGACTACCTTTCTATCCATATAATTACGAATAGAATCAGGGCACTCAGGAGTAGCAGTACTAGCAACGACTGCATAAGCATCTTGTGGTTTATCACTAGGACAAACGTTTACTAATTGTGCTGTACTTTTATCCCTTGCGAGACCTGCAAGGATTTGTAATCCACTGCATGTAGCATCAACTGCAATGGGTAATGATGTGTAGTTCTTGTCACATAATATACACGTATGGTAGTACTCATGTGCACTAGATAAGAACTGCCAAGGTTCATCAGCAGACTCCCAATCAGATAAGTTACCGATTGGATCTGTAGCAACTCGTGTAATTAGATCATGATTGTGAAGAACCCAATCTTGTCTGTCTTCCATTGTGGACTTATCTAGTCCATATGTAGTTGCTACTTGAAATCTGATCCAACCTTCAGCGTCATGCGTCATGAAGGCTTGTTCATGAAAGGTCAGCAAAGACTTACCAAAATCTGTATCTTGTGGTGTCAAGAATGCAGGAATCGGATAAGCTCTACCGCGATAGTCAAAGCTCCAAGGAATAAAGAACTTATCTTTATCTTTGAATACTTTGACTGCATTCATGGTCATTCTTGTACGACATGACCTTTTAAACTGTTGAGCATTGACATTCATTACCTCTGCTGCTCTACGCCTATAGTCTTTCCGAGAATCGTAGTTCTCAGCAATATCTGCAGGCTTTGGTGGAAGAGGTAATTCAACAACAGGGACAAACTTACCTAACTCGATACCACGTTCTTGCAGTGTCTCAGCGACACCAACAATGAATGGATTAAGTGTGTATGCAACCTTCTGAATATGGTTCAGAAAGGTGATTGGTGTTTCTCCCTGTATAAGGGTGGGATCGCTTCTACGAACCATGTTGTAGCCCTTCATCACTTCATTGAGGATGTATCCGCCTTGCCTTTTGTTGGTCCAATCGTTTGGCTCTATCAACATCGGCCAAGCAAGTGGACTGAACAGCTCAGCAGTTGCCATCACTTCATCCCTGATTTCCAGGAATTCAGGTGTCGGATTGACAAAGGTGAATGTCTTCTTGCCTTCTCTGCGTAGTTCCCGATCAAACCATTGACTGGTAACGCATATGCAGTCGAGCAACCATCCGCCAAGCTTGATTCGGTTAGCAATACCCCATGCTTTCCAATGCTCCACCTCGTAGCGTTTCATCAATGTCTTGATGACAACCACTTTTTGTTCTGTCCCGATTGATCGGTGCCAGTAGTTTTTCTTAAGGGTGTGTAGCAGTCCGGGTACGTTCCGTTCGTAGTGGCGGATCATGCACTCATTTTCCACAGCACTACCTATGGCATCTGTGACGTTCTGAAGCTGGTTTGCCTTTCGCTTGCTTGAGAACACCTTGTCAAAGGTCACCTTGCAAGCGATGGCAGCTGCTGCTTCTGGCTCGATGTCCGCTAGGTAGTGGCGTATCTCTGTGAAGGCAACGCCGGTTTTTCCTTCATGAATGCGGTTTGCTGTGCCTTTGATCCGTTGAATGACCTTTGGTAGCAGCTCTTCAATAGAGCTGACGCCATACACAGACGCTGATGCGTACTCCTTGTCTTGAAGCTTGACCGTGTTGTCCCTGAGACGCTCCAATCCCTGTCGGATTTGCTCACGTTCCAGCGTTATTTGCTCCTGGATTTGAGCTTCTGTATGCATGGAGTTAGTTGTGCTAGACGCACTAGATTCGTTATTTCACCTCTTCCACACGTGGATAACACTGCAGCGCAGTGAGTGTGATCCAACTCTCTAAGGTTTATACACAAGCGGAAGGTAGAACACACCCGTTTTTAAGTCTGGTGCGTCTACCGATTCCGCCATGCCCCCAGGGCTTTCTCAGCTTACTGAGTGCTGGGTTTAGAGGAGTTGACAGGCGAGGTAGACCTGTATTCCTGACCCGATAGACGCAACTAGACTTGCGCCATCAGGCTGTGGTCGTGGTCAGTGTTGTGACTGTAATAACCCTCTGTCACGGTGATAGAGGAGTGACCAGCCCAACCCTTGACCTTCATTGATGGAGTGCCGCCGTCCAGGTGCCACGTAATGAAGGAGTTCCGAAGAGTCTTCCAGTAGTGACGTTCTGTGACAGTGCGATCTTCCACGTTCATGCGTCTCAACACATGCTTCCATCTCCGGTGCAAGTTCCATTGGTTAGGGAACTCATCAAAGATGATGTCGTGGTAGCCGCGGTCTAATCCTGTACGTGCTTTGAGCAATGACTCAAGCCGTGGATGGATTGGAACCTCGCGGTAGTTACGACCCTTGGTGCGTGTGTCAGCGGTGCCACCGACCAACAGCACGTTGTTTCGCCAGTCGATGTCATCAACGTGCAAGCGACGGCATTCGGCTTGTCTGAGGCCGCTGTAGGCGCTGAGCAAGATGGCTTCCGCCAATGCATCATCACCACGTTCACGGGCTAACTGCACAAGACGATCAACTTGGTCCTTGGAATAGAAACAAGGACGACGACGTTTTGATTCAGATAGTTTCTCGATGACAGGTACGCCTTGGATGTAGCCACTTCTGGCACACAAGGTCATTACCTTTTTGATTGTTGAGATCGCACGGTTCAACGTTGCGTTCGTGTTCTCCGACATCTCCTTGATTTCTGCAATTGTTTCATGCACAAAATCGTGGTTGATCTCTGTTAGTGGTGGGTCTCCCCATACTTCAGAGAGCTTTCGGAAGTTACGGATGTTGTTACCGTTACCACCTGCCTCTGACTCTCGCCATGTTGGCAATGTCTGAAGCGTGTGATGGAAGCCTTGAGAGAACTTGGTGATCTTCTCAGGCTTCTCATATACCGTCGCCGGTATGATTGTGAAGTCCATTTAATTCATTAAGTAAGTCGTTTTTAATACGAACACCTAACGGCGTCAGTCGCAGAATTAATCTGCGTCCATGTTGTGCTGGCTCTACCTCCTTTGTAATTAGGTTGAGTCCTGCTTTCTTGAGTCTGTTCTGACTACATAAGTAATCAGTGTTACGACTGCCTGATGCAACGCTGAGTCCTAGGTCTTGCTCCATCTTTGCCTTGTGGCAGTTGTCATGAGAGCAGACATATAGGAAGCACTGCAATGCTTGCATTGGCATGTTCCCGTCCGGTGTTAGTTCACGGATGAGTTCAATTGCTTTGAATACAGCAAAGGCTGATTCATCTGTGACTAGCCCGCGAAGCGGTTCCAAAATCAAGTGGTGCAGGACCACCCCACTCTAGACTAATTTTCCACAAATGGATGGATACATTAGAAAAGCATCGCTTATCAATGCCAAGGTAGAAATTACCGATGGACAGAATGGTCATTAAGTAATGGTTGTGGACTAGCTAAAGGTAAAGCCGTAAAGCTTTGTTGAATTACTCAGGCTCAATTGTTGGAGACAATAAATGTTTGTAACGTTCATCGCACTGCCACATTCCGTCATGTAATCCAACACGACATGACTTGTCATGCTTACAAATACGACACGCATATCCGTAGCACTCTTTGTGTGCACGTCTGTCTAATTTGATACCGTGAATGTCTAAGAGGTTGAGCGTTCCTTTGCATCCGCTTTTTGCTTGTGCGTGTATGTGGTTACGCATACATTCATAAAGAACATCACTTTGCGTCATACCCCATTGGGCTGCATAGCTTTTCAGCATGGCTGCACATTTGTCAGGCATCGAAACCAGAACTCTTTTCACTGCACATACTTAAAGCAAGTACATGGTACAGAAAGAGCACAATTGTGCAAAAGCAATAAAGTTATGCATCATCTTCCCACTGTTGCTGCATGAGTTTGATAAGTTCTTCGCGATGTGGATGCATTTGTATCTCCTCGAACAATGTGTCACAAAGGAAATTAAATGTCCCCCGCGTCATAGTCTTCGAAGCTGAGGTGGTGTTGTGCGTCATGAGTGGTGATACAGAGTTCAAGGTTTTGATCTTGGGTTAATTGTTGAATTCGGTTGTCTGCTGCTTTGCGTTGCTTGTAGACAAACTCTTTGACTTTCTTTGTGTCTTTGTTTGTTGCCCTGATTAGACAAACCACGTCCATGGGCAGTTCCCAACCTGCTACCTTCCATTCCATAATTTCATCGAAATCTATGGGCTGAAAGAATTCATCTGGGACTGCTTTCCATTTACTCCAGTTGTTCCTGAAGTATTTCTTCTTACCATTCTTCACGGAGTCGTACGTCGATAAGTTTGCAATGTCTGTCTTCTGATAGTTCCAACGCGTTATATGCTGCGTCCATGGAGTTACGAGCCAAGATGTAAATCGATTCAGCATTTGATAGCGTGACAATGTATTCTTGGAGTGGTGAGTGTGGAAGTTTATATTTAAGTTTTTGGCTTTCTACGTCGTGCTGGTCGTGGCTTTGGTGCTGGTTTTTCAATGAAATCCTTCTTTATTAGGTCTTGATAAATAGCAACGAACTTATGCTCAGGATAATGATGCATAAAACAAGCCATTGCGTTCTTGATGAAGTAATCATCATCAAGTGATAATGCTTTCATGATTAATCTGATACCTTATGTTTGAGAGCATGGGCATATTGTTTGACGATACGCTCTGCCTTTGCATACTTACGCTTGATGTAAGTAATGAATGCTGGTGTCATTTCTTTCCGTAGTAACGTGATGTAATGCGATTAGAACGCTGATAAACTGTTGCCGTAGCAAATAGCCCTAGCATTCCAATCACTGCCAAGATGATTGTTGTTTCCGTTGGGATTGTCATTTGATGAAGTCGATGTAAACGTGGCCGCGGCTGAGTTGTTGATAGAAACTACGCATCACCTTTGGCTTAAGGATGCGCCGCGTTGTGTCCTTGGTGTGGAGTACTAATTGCATTGAGCTGCGTCCCTGGTGATTGTGAAGCCCAAAGGGCAAAGAAAAAACCATCCATAAGTGGATGGAATTGTT